CGCTGGTCTTAAGGTGATGCGCAACACATGGCAAAAGGTGATATATGGGCTACGTGCATATGTTATGGCGCTGGCTCCGGGCGCCCCATGTACGTGCAGCGAAGCGGAACACCGATTATTGCTGCGCGCGCGCCCCATGTGCGTGTAGCGAAGCGGAACACCGATTTGTTTTTTGCGATAGGGATTGAAGCGGCATCCTTTTGTGGCGTGATATAAAATGGGATTTGAACGGAATGAGTTCACAAACGGAGCATCTGCAATGTATGCAATCTTTTTGCGATTTTTAATGTGCGATAGAAACACTATGCCATGTAATGCAATGAAATGGCATTGTGTTTAGCACATGCGCAAAATGTTTGCAGGAATGAAAGATGTGGAGTGAGTGAGCTTTATGGAGTAGTTGGGCAGGTTTATATCACGCCACAAAAGATACAGCGGAAAGCCCGGCATCTGCGCTCTTCAGCAGATGATCGCCCAAAGCATTATCTTATAATAACATCGTAATATAGATCTCCGATTGAATCCAGTGCGCTGCGGAATTCTCCAAAAACAATGGTATCAGCGGCATCGCTCAGGTGGGTTGCTTCCTCGGCCGGAATAGTCTTTTTCCTTTCGCTGCTTTTATCTTTCTGTATCTTGCCATTGCTATCCTCTTTAGCCGGGGCAAACTCCATGCTGTACTTCAGGTCGGCGGCATTGGCCTCGTTAATCCTGACCTTATACAAGGCACGGTTGGTTTCAAGCAACATAAGATTCCACAACAGATACTTCTTGTCGTGTTGCGGATTGCTCCCGCCAATTGTTTGACAGGAAACATTCCATCCATTCTTTTCAAATACACGTGTTGCTTGCTGGGCAAAGGTAAGGTTGGTATTCGGCTGGCGGTTGTTGCCCGTGCTGTCATAATAGAAAGTAAGGTCACGGTTGCCATGGGTGCTGTAGTAATCGCACCACTCCTGGCACACATGATCAATGATCAGGGGTGGCTTTACCCAATGGTTTTTAAGAAAACGGATTTCTTGAATGCTCTCTAAGCGTTGGGTAGTAACAATGCAGTTAATATTTGCGCCAAAGTCCATACCAATAATTAGCGGATGATTCTTCACCAGGTCGTTGTCACCCTCGCAATTGTCGTGCTCTTTAATATTTTTATAGTTGAACCGATCGAGGTACGGATAATTGAAGTCTGTATAAAAGTGACGGGGCAACAGGTTGGCATAGAAAAGACTTTCGCCACGGGTAGGCCGCAGGTTTAGTATCTCGGTACGGAACTTTCCTTTAAGGATGTCCTTTTGCTGTAGAATGTAATCGGGCCTTAAAATATGAATGTTGGCCAGACTGCTGGCCTCAGCATACATCACGGATCCCTGTCTCCATTCGTTGAGTTTTTTGGAGTAACTCCTTATTTTTTTAGCAATCCGGTGCTTAAAATATTCCCCGGCTTCACTGTATTTAAGTTTTAGTTCCTCAACAAACCAGGCAAGGTTGATGATGGCTTCTATTTTTGATTCATCCATCCTCTTTTCCATATCATAGAGCCACTGGCCTTCGGGCAGTGGAGGCATAGACGAAGTGAGCACAATGCATCTATTGTGCGGATTGTCTTTAAACAGCTCTTTATTTCCCCGCAAGGTGGGGATGGCGTCTTCCTTAAAGCGGTCTTCGAGCAATAGCTTTGATTCATCACCAAATATTCCCCAAACGGTTAGGGAGTTAACCAGTCCGGCTCTGTCCTGGCTACCTAAGTGAAATCCGGTGCCGGTGTAAAAAGATATAAAGTGATGGTAATCCTTAACCGGCGCCCCATAAGCTTTAACCGGCCATGGTGGTTTTTCTCCGATAACGTAATGCACGCCTTCCACAAAGCCACGTTTATTCCAACCATCTACTGTGGCCGGGAGGGTTTTAGTGAGAATCTGTTTGTAGGTGCGGCCCATAATCAGAAAGCCGGCCCTTGGCATATCATATACCCGGTTGGCCGTGAGGTGTGCAATTATTTCGGTGCTCTTCCCCAGGCCGCGTCCCATGTTAGCGTATAGCTCTTTTGGATCGGCAAGAATACACTGCATTTGCGGTATATTCAAATAATTATCGTTAGTCTTCGTCGGGGTAGGCGTCGGCATCTTCAATTAGTTTTTTGCGTTCTAATGGCGAAATGCCATCAATCTGCATTATCAGGTCTTTAACTTCACTTTCGGTTACTGCTTTGATACCAACCCTGCGGGGATCGGCAAAGAAATTATATACATTTTGCTGTAAAAGCTTAGGATCGAGCTTCTGATCTTTGCGATCGAGACCGATAATCAGATAAAGGTTTTTTATGCCTGAGTTAAAGTCACGCATATTGTCAGCTTTATAAGAAAGTGCCAGCCCTTTTAATTGCCAAAACACCAGGCGGCCACGCCACAAATCTTTGTCGATATTTTCATTGGTGAGAAAATAGGAGTTGGATGCGCTGATGTCGTTTCTGGCGGTGCTTCGGCTTACCCCGAAAGTCTCCATTAATTTATCTTCCAGCGGCATACCAACAATAAAATCGTCTCTCATGCTTTTGTGTGCGAAATTCCAGCGATCAAGAATGACTTGCTGAGTTGGGCTGATGGCCTCGCGTGATTCGATGGTTCGGATAAGCTCCTGGTAGGTTCGTTCTACTTCTTTGCTCATTGGGTTTTTATTATTGACAAGTCGCGGTTTTTCATGAGCGCAAGGTATTGTTGTTGCGCGGTAGAGCTGCCACCCTTAGCCAGGTTATAGATTGAGTTTCTTACTTCTGTTTCGTGCATAAGCGCCCCACGTTGATAAGTAAGGTACACTACGCTTGTTTTGTCGTTGTACATCTTGCAAAAATCTCCGGTATCAACTTGCAGCACAATACTTATTTGTTCAGGCGTAAAGCAAAGTCCGGCCATTTTCTCTATTTCGTTCAGTTCATCGGTATCAAAGGTTTTCATCAGCGTTCGCGATTTCGTTTACAATCCAGTTTTTATGAAAATCGGCAATATTCTGTTCGGTAAAAATTACGCCCACTTCTATTCTGTCGTTGCGGGTATAATTGGCTGAGCCGATTATGCTGATGTGGTAAAGTTCATTTTGGATGATGGTAACTTTGGCGTGACAACTGCTTACTCTGCTTTTAAAATATTGCTGAGAAAGGAAATAGGCCGCCGGTTTGTATTTTCTGACCCGGTAATCAAACACAAAAGACATAGAGCGGAGTAATCCGGTGTTTTTGGCTTCAACTAAATGCCTGACAACGTCCTCGTTTATGCTCCAGGTGGTTGCGTATACATCGGCAGGGCCGGTGAGTTTCAGGATGTGAAAAAGAAGGTGGTGCATGCTCCAGCGGCCAAGACTTACCAGGTGGTAGGTATTGCCCGGTTCAATAACCGGAATGGCCGCATTTAACTGGAGGTAGCTTTCAGACAGGAAAACACGGTTGAGCCCAGAAGAATGTTTAAGTATTTCGTCCGGGTTGGCCTCAGTTATTGTCACTGTTTTGATGCTACTTGGTTTGAATAACATTTAAGCGCTCCCTCATTTGTTTGATTTCAAGTTCGATGGATGTGGCTTCGGAAAGTCTTATTTTGTAATTCGGTTTTGCCTTATTTTCGCGCAACCATTTGCGTACGCGGCTCAGTTGAGCAGATCGACTGTGTATTTTACGAATGAGCAGATCAGCAGGGATGGTTTCCAGGCTGTACCCGGCCTTTTCATCTTTCATGTGAAAGTATGGGTGTTCTTTAAGAAACTTTCCATTGTTTAGAAAATGCCTTATTTCAGAATAAATAAGTTCATTTTCGCGCATATTCTCAACGATTATTCTGGCTTTCTCTGCACGGGTTTCTTTATCGTCGCAGCTCAGTATTTCGCGGTGAAGGCGGGAGGCTTCCCTGTACAAATCTCCTTTTTTTGTGCTCAGGTATTTGAGTTCCGGAGGCAGGAGGGAAAAATCAACATTGCTCAGGTCATCCACGGAAGTGGCGTGGGCTTTTGGCAATCCGGAAGCTGATATAACAATTCTTTGTTTCAGCTTAATCTGCTCGGGGGTTGCCAGGGGGGAAGGTTGGGTTTTATTTTTTGTAGATTTCTTTTTACTCTTTCGAGAAAGTTCGAGGGTAAGGGCAATTTGTTTCAATTGTTCAAAGAGTAATCCCTTGTTAAATGCGGTAGATCCGCTGCGATTGAACCGGCGCAATAGTTTGCGGTTGGTCCCATATTTTTCATATAAAACAAGGCCTGTACTAAACTTTCGTTTTGAGTTTAGCCAATCAATAATTTCAGATAATGGATCCATTTATTTTTTTAACAAATCTAAATTACCTGCTCATGCTGTAAAAGGACAATAAATGGAAGCAGGATTGCCTGTTATGGCTGAAATGTATATAAAAAAAAGAGGGTATTTCTACCCTCCTTTCCACAATAAAGAAAAAGCAACTAAACTTCAAAGCGGCACTTGTCAGGGAATAATTCCAGCAGGAATTTTTTTAGGTTTTCGTTCAGTCCGTCATCGTTGTAATTCAGAAAAGCACGGGCCTGAGTAAGTTCATTGATTTCATCTAACGTGTGATTGCTGCGAATGTCAGCTTTAATCATTTTGTTTTCAGAAAGCAATTTACGAGGAATTCCAAAATAATTGAAATAAATGGTTGAGAGGTGGTAAGGCCGTTTCTGAAAGCCAAACTTCTCAAATATCTCGGATAGCCCGGTTTTTGAGAATATACGGGGTAAGTGCGTTTCGTAGTTGTAGGTTGGCAGCTTATTAGCTACCAGGCGCTCAACGGTATTCATCATAATCTCTTTCCAGATATTGCTACCGTCCCATTTGGTAATGTCGGTATCCCGATTAATTCTCGCTACTGCGTAATCATGTAGTGGAGCCGGGTTAAGAAAAACAGTATCATCGTAAGTGTAAATGAAATTTTCGCTTACTTCCGGATGTGCAATAACGGCTTTCAACTTCTTTACAGCATCGTAGGCCTTGGCAAAGCGTTGGTTGGTTATCTGCTCACAGGGAATCAGGGTTACTTCATCGCTCATCCATTCAGGCAGTTTGTCGGCCACTACAAATAAACGTATGGCCCAGTTTGGGTTAAAGTATTTGACGATTGACCGGAGTGCAATGCGGAGCTCATCCCATTTTGCCGTTGAAGTAACGTAAGGAATTACGATGGACAATACTTCGGCATGTTCAGCCGATGCATCCTCTTTTTCTTCAAGGATAGGTTCAGGGATTATTGGTTCCGGGATTTTTGTGGCGGGTACGGGGATCGGTGTTCCTGGTTCCTGGGTTTTGGTTTTTGGTTTTGCTGGAGTGCGCTTTGGTTTTGTTTGTGTTTTTGTGGTCATTGCTTTTGGTTTTGGTTTTAAAAAGAACACCCCATAGTTTGTGGGGCGTTCCGGTTTAAAAATGTTTGGTTACGATGGTGAACCGGATCCACTTGATGGTGAACCGGATCCACTTGCATCTGATTCGAGCACCAGATCACCGGCGTAGATGCCGTATGGAACGGTTTGCTGTCCAAGGAAAGTAAAGTTTGTGCCTTTGCCGTTTACCAGCTCTTTGCCCCAGATACTTTCAAATTCTTCAGCCATAATTGGATTGCATTGTTGCCCAAGAAAATACTGTGTTGAATTGGCACAGTTGCGCAGAATGAGGTAAAACTTACTTCCGGAATGTTTTGCCATAAAGGAAAGAATGGCGGCAGCCAGTCCGGGGTGGAAAAATTTGAGGCCTACTTCAAATGCAGTGATATCGGAATTGTCTCCTTTTATTTTCTTGAGCGTTGGTTCAAGGGTTTTTGGAGTTCCATATAACTTATGCATGAATTTACCGGATTTCATGGTAATGTTACCGGTCATAGTAATAAAATCGGTTCCCCGTTCGGGGATGGTAGCAACATCTTCTTCAAGCATAATGATTACCTCATTATCAAGGCCACCACCGGCTCCAACAGAAGCACCTTCGGGTTTTTGGATATCTTCGAGCGTGTACATTTAATTGTTTTTTTAAGGTGTGATTAAATTAAGTTCAGGACTGCACGAATGCAGTCCCGGACTTAGTTTTGCTTAGGATACAGATGCGCTTGCAGATGCGCTTGCAGATCCGCTTGCAGATGCGCTTGCAGATCCGCTTCCTGAATCGTCTCCATCAACGGATGCTTCGTTGGTCCATAATGCGTGCAGGGTGGTAAATTCGAAGCCAATGGCTGCGGCAAGGTAGAATCCGATTACTTTGGGGTTACCGGGAGAGAAAACGTGAACTTTCTCCTGGTCACTTTGCTGGTCAACCAGAATGTTGAAGTTCATCATGGGGCCCAACATGATGCGTTTGCTGGTTCCCATGGCGCTGAGTGCAACGAGTTCGCAGCGTTTGCCGGAACCTTCGAGGAAGGTTTTTTCAAACTCGGTGTTGTAAGGCAATGCTTCATTCAGTGCCTGGTAGTGATCGTTGTAAGCGTCCATTACATCGTGAGAGATGTAAAGTTTCACGTTTTGACGGCGCAGTGCGGGGTTGTACTTGCAGGCTTGACGATAAAATGCCTTTAGCTTGGTTACAGCGTTGGTACTGTTGATGTCACCGGTTAAGATGAGGTTCTTTTTCCCTACGCTGATGTTTCCGGCGGTCATTTCTTTGTTGATGATGGTAAAGAAACCGTCGTTGATGGCCTTAACGCTTTTGGCGATAGAAGGCGTGGGGCTTTGTTTCAGTGCTTTGTCACCGTAAAAGGCAAGATCATCGTTGATGTCGTTGCTTACGCGGATGGAGATTCCTTCGAGGAAATCCTTTTCAAAAGGGTGCTGGTTGGGATCGGTGCCTTTCAGCAGCTTGCCCAGGTAAGTTTTGCGGTAAGCCTGTGGCTCTTCTTCGAGTTCCACCTGACCAATTTCAACGTAACCGGTACGCGGGGTGAGCCTGGCTCCGGGGTTCGGATCCCAGTCCTTGGCGTAAGGTTTGAAAATTTTGTCGAACTCCAGGGATGTCATGATGTATTTGTCGGTAACACCGGCAATCACGTTCATCTGTTCAAAGAGTTCGTTGTTTTTCACGGCCAGGGCAATAAGCTCCGGGGCGTGTTGCTCGCAGTAAGCCTGCAGAGCGGAAATGTCAACAGCATTTGTGGCCATTTTTGAGTGGTTTTGGAGTGGTTAATTGTGTTTGTTATTTCGCGCCGGAGATGGCCTGAAATGTTTTAAAGATTTTTTGAGCATCAGTATCTGTGGAGGCATTGTCTTTGCCTTCGCCGTCATTGTCGGTAGTTGTAGTGACTACAACTGCCGGAGGGTCTTTTTCCAGCTCAGCAATGCGGGCTGCCTGGGTTACAATCTGACCTTCTACTTCGGCAACGCGTGAAGTTGCGGTGTCCAGATCAGCCTGAATGGTGGTAACCTGAGCGGTAAGATTGTCGCGCTCGGTTTCGGTTTGTGCCAGGCGTTGTTGCAGGAGCGACAGATCAGCTTCGCCGGATGTCAATGCGGCTTCGATTGCTTCTATTTGCTCAACGGTGAATGCCGTGGAAGCTGACGTTTCTTCAACTTGAAGTATTTCAGACAATGCAAGTATTGCAGAAAGCTTTGAAAAACTTTTCATGTTTTTATTTTTAGGATTGTTTTCGGTTTGTTTTTTTATGGCTAATTCAGAGGCTTTATCTACAGCACGCTGAAAATTTCCTATTTCATCAATGAGGTTGTGTTGCAGTGCTTCGGTGGCGAAAAACACTTTACCTGTCATGGCTGATGTTTCCACTCCATTGCGGCCGGTGTTCACTTCATCGCGGAACATGTTGACCAGTGGTCTGAGTTCTGATTCTATAATGGGTCCGTATTCTCCTTTGAGAGCTGCCATGAACGTGGCGTTTTTATCGGCTGATTCATCGGGAACGATGTAATGAAAGGTGGTGCCTTCTGCCTCCAGTTGTTTGAGGTTGTCAAAAAATGAATAGCAAACGCCAATGGATCCGATTTCGGTAGTGGTGTTTTCGGCAATGATGTAATCAGATTGTGAACCTATCCACATTCCCGCTGAAGCCATTAACCCATCTACAAAAGTGACAACAGGTTTAGAGGTCTTAGCCACTATGTCGGCCAGGCTCTGGGTACCATCTACGGTTCCGCCCGGGGTGTCCATATATAATATGATGGAGCTGATGTTTGGGTTTTCGTCTGCATCCTGAATGGCGCGCCCCAGGCTCGACATTCCAATGGTGACCATTCCGCAGTCTTCTACATCAAATTTCATTAAAGGACCGATAACGGGAATAACAGCAATGCTGCCTTCGGAGGCATCGCTGAAATCAATGTATGATTGGGTGAAAGGCTTGCGCGCGTCTTGTATAAGGAAAGGGATTGAACGCTTGTCTTGTTTCAGATCATCGCGGGTATCGAAAGATAAGCCCGAAATGAGCATATTGGGAATATGCTTGTGCGCCTCGGCAAAGCGAAAATCAATTGCCCATGGGCGGCGTAATATCTGAGATGCTATGTAAAATCCTTTGTTCATTGGATGGTGACCATTATTTTTAATGACCACCATGCAATATTATATCATGCCTGGGGCGAACAAAAGGACACAAACAGGCTAAACGGAGCGTGTTTGCTTATAAAATAACGGGCATTTTAACACCTAAGCTCATATCGAGCGGTGCCGGGTATGGTAAGTTGGCTGTAAATATAACGGTATGTCCGGTAAATTTAGCAACATTGTCACCAATTGCGGAAGGTGAAGTTAACTTCATAAATGGGATGAGCATCCTACTTCCGTTTGTATCAGTAATACTTATTAAGCGCCTACTGTATTTGTTTGCGCGCAAAGCCTGATTAGATTCTTTGGTGATGCCGGCAACCTCCCATTTAATTTCATATAAATAGCGGTTCCCATTATCTGTTACCTCTTCGCGGCTTGAGAACTTAACCGAATTTTTGGTAAAATATTCTTCAGTAAAATTCTTACCTGTGTTGAATTGGTAGAAGATGGTGTTGTTTGATGGGTGATGGATGAAAGTTTTCAGATCACTCATGAGGACGATTTCAATTTTTGAAATTCCGCCAGAAATGTTAACAGGGGCTTTTGAGGTTATCATCTTCGGTTTTTTAGTAATTGTTAAAGCATTGTTAATAATTGCATATAATTGTCAACTATGTGCATCGGGACAAACGCCCCTTCTATCTGACGTGATTTTGTGCCTGTGCCGGCGCTCTCTTATGCGCTGAAGATACCTGTTTCGTTCACGTTTAAACATGTCGAAAGCGACCGGTGAAATATCGTTTTGTTCCATAAACATATAACAGGCTGAAACCTGGTTGAAGCCGTTATTTTTGGCATCGTCCATAAAGCTATGAAATTCTGCTTTCATGAATGCTTTCATCTTGCTGGCGATATCAGCCTGAGCCATGGGAGAAAGGTAGTTCCATGAATCCACATTTTTATACTCCATAAACGGCAGCATAATTTTGAGTGTTTCTTTGCCATAGCTTGGCTCCCCTTTGTAGTCGGCAGGGGGTTTTTGAAGCGCAAAAGAAACCATGGTGTTAAACCTGTCTTTTTTCGGAAACTCGATGGGCTGTTTTCCGTACCTGTTAACCATAAATTCAATTACAGGAACGGTACATTTGATGTTTACGGAATAGTTAGAAGCCATGCCTACGGATTAATACGGAGTAAAGTTATAAAGATCTACACATAAAAACAAGTAAACTTGATAAAATCAATATTATTTGAATTTTAGTGCTGGTTTATTCTGCGATAAGGATTGAATCGGCATCCTTTTGTGCCACAAAAGATATAGTGTAAAGCCTGGCATCTGCGCTTTATAGCAGATGATCGCCCAAGGTATTTTCATGAATAAAAAAATATTTTTCATTTCCAAGTAAGACACTATTCGCGTCCGACCCGTCCGACCAGTCCTACCGCAATGATTAACAATAGATTAACCTCTTTTTTTCGTCCTACCGTCGATTTTAATTTCCTACCCCGTCCTACCTCGTCCGACCACGTCCTACCACTTCCTACCTTATTTTTTCTTTAAAAGCTTATATATTAGAGTGGTAGGACTGGTCGGACTGGTCGGAAGCGATTTTCGAAGTTTTCTGAAAATGTTTTTATTTTTCACTTTTAAAGGCTGTTTTTGGGATAAAATAGAAAAACCCGGAAAATTCCGGGTTTTTTAGTGATTGGGCACTGGTGATTTAGTTATACAAATAGCCATTTATCGCCTATGTTTAGATAGTTGAAGGTTGCATCTACAATAAATTGGTTTTCCATGTGCCTTTGGTCGTATTCTTTTTGGATGGTTGATACGATGTCGTCTAAGTTGGTGTATGGAATGGCGTTTGGGAGTTGGCCGTTGTATATGCAGTTACGGCCCATAAGCCCCAGCTCTAATACGGTGTTGGGCAGGCCGTCGTGTTTTGTTAGCCTTAATCCAAGGAAGCAGCTTTCGTATACTTCATCCAGTTCTTTTTTGCGGTAGGTTGTGGCATCGGCAATGATGATATTTTTTTTTGATTTTTCCTGTATTTCGGCCATAAGGTTGAATCCATATTTTTTGGTTCGTTGCTTGTCAACGTATGCATATATGTTTTCGCCTCTGTTTTTTCGATTTTTAATAGGAATGGTTGGGGTTACTGGTATTACAATGTGTTCAATGTCGAATTGTTTGAGGTCGTTTGATATGAATTCTGACATTGCAATGTGCCTTGTATTGTTAAGTGCTTTTATGTTTTTGTAGTTTTTGGGCAGATAGATCAGTGAATCACTTCCGCACCATACTATTGTGGCGTGTGATTTATGATTTTTCGCTCTTAGAAAATCACGATTATTGTACATTCCAAAAAAGATTACCGGTTTATATACGTTTACATATTCGTGTAAGTTGTATTTTTTAATCAGTTTTTCTTTAAAGAATGAGAGGCTGGATATGAGTTGGTTTATTCGCATGATTTTGGTTATTGGTGATTGGTGATTGTTTCAAACCACTTTAGGAATCGTTTTATTCTCCGGTATTTTCCAATAAACGGGAGGTCTTCCCATTTCACACTCCAGACAGGTTCGTCTCTTTTGCCCTGGATGTAAGCCTGCAGCAGCTCTTTTTTGTGGCTTTGGCTGGCGTACTCTTCCATTGCTTCAATTACCCATCTGCGGTCAAGCCTATGGAGGTGGTATTCGTTTTCGTCCTCATGCTTTTTGAGGATTGAATCGGCTAAGCGGTTTGTTATCAGTGTTGGGGTGCCGTAAGTTGGGGAATCTTCCATTTGATTAAAATTTTCTTAAGCATGCACATTTTTCACAATGAGTCTCATTCTCCATTGTCGGCTGTCCGCAAAAATCGCAGCCTGATTTGTTAAAAGCACCTGCACCATATTCAAACTTACTGTATTCACGGAATTCGACACCTTTGATAACTCTTTTCAGTTCGGTGTAAAGCGTACCATTTATCCTGCCTGTTTTTGAAATGTGGACAAAATTGGCAGGGTTTACAATAATGGAATTTATTAATTCATCATCAGATTTCATGTTACTTGAGGTTAATGGTTAATAAAAATGAATTTGACAGCTTAAATACCTCCTTTTGGGAAGTTAGGTTTCGGTTGGTTAGCGTATTTTAACATTGCCTTTCTGATTGCGCCATCGCATATAAAAAGGATTACATTTCGCATTTCGCTGCTTAGCTCGGAGGTGCCTTTCCATACGTCTTCAATCTGCTGAATGAAGAAAGCTGCGTTTACTTTACCAAGTTCTGACATCCGGTCGTACCAGTCACGCTTGTAAAGTTTACCACTCTGCCTTTGGATGCGCCGGTTATTTTCTATTTGTGCCATACTTTCTTCAAGTGCCTGCAGAAAGTATGGATCGGTGAGGATGCTTGCCGTTTTGGTATCTTCGACAGGAGCGGGGGTGTGTTGATTGGTTGTGTTCATGGTTGTTAGTGATTAGTTATTGGTGACTGGTGATTTTGGTAATTTTCTTCAATAAGTTCAACTGTTGCAGCTACAAACATCAATTGGGCCATGGCATTTGTTTTGAAAAATTCAGAGTCATTTTGAATCTTTATAAGAGCAGGAAGTTCTTTGATGTTATTGGCTTTCATTACGACAGCAATCAAGTCTTTGTAAGGCTTTACGGTTTCCTGGTATTTATCGTTAAAGAATGCCTTTGCTTGTAATCTGGATTCATATAATATTGTAGTGATCGTGTCTTCGAGTTCTTTTTTTGAGTTCATGGTTGTTGGTTGTTTGTGATTGGTGATTGGTGATTGGTTGTACTGTGCACGCGTTAGGAAACGCGCGCAAGCGGAGAGTACTGTGTACGTGTTAGGAAACGCGCGCAAGCGGAGGAATCTTGCATTTGTTAAGCGTTTATAAGTGTTTAAAAACACATGTTTGTGGTGATATAAACGAGTTACCTGCAAGTGCTACATTCTGGCATTTAATAAAGGGCAGTGCATGTTTGACCGTTTCAACATTTCCCCTTGCGACCCGCATGTTGGCTATCGCACGGTGCAATAAGTGTTCGTACCTCACACACATTGCCCCTTTTGCCACAGTAGTACTACGTAACAACTTCTGCAAAGAAATCAAGCTTTAGCTGTGCAACAGATGCTTTTAAGGCTTTAATCCTTTTTTTATCAGCTGCTGTAATCTTCAACTCTAATTCAAAAATCTCAGCCAATTCTGGATTGCTTTGTATTAGCTCCTGCTTTCTTCTTTCAAAGTCTTTTTCTGCCTGAAGCTTTTCAATTGTTGCCTCTCTCATTTCCTTGTAATGTCCAAGCAAAATTTTATCAATAGTCACATAAACCCAGAGTTCAAATGCAGGGTCCAACCATGCAGCAAATTTTAAGGCTAAAACTCGGTGCATCCATGTTCCAGATTTTTGTCTAGAATCAATCAAATCTGACTCATTTTTGATGCCTAAAAACCGAGAATTCTCGGTTTTTAATGCCACAGAAATAAAGTTTTTGGTTGAATCATTTTTCATAAAATCGAAAACATCTTTACCGAAAACTTTAGCCATTTGGGTGGCGTTTACCATTAAGTCATTATTTCCGCTTGGCAGAAAATCGACTTCTTTCTGATTGTAAATAAAATGTACTACTTCCATGTTTCTAATTTTTAAGTATTAATCCATTATCAATAAAGCTGTAATAGTCGCCATCGGTAATAATTAGATGGTCGGTAACTTCAACCTCGAAAGGTTCGAGCTTCCACTTTGCGGCAAAGGTTACATCTTTATCGGCTTTGCTTGGTTTCAAACTGCCGCTGGGGTGGTTGTGTGCAAATATTACCCGTTGCGCACGGCAAAGCAGGGCACAGGTAATAATAAAGTTAAAATCGATTGTGTTACTGGTTGCCTTGCCTGTGGTAATAAGCCTGTAACCAATAACCTCGTTGGCTTGGTTTAGGAATAAACAGGCAAATTGCTCCTGGATGTTGATTAGTGAATCGTCCCACATTTGTCGAAATACCTGATAGGCATCGTGGGAACCTGTGATTAAAACTCCTGTTTTTTGTTTTGGCTTATAGCTTACTTGTAATTCGGCTACCGCCCACCTTTCTTTGAGTATAGAAAGGTTCTGTTTTTTTTCTGTGTAAGACATTTTCAGAAAATTTATGTTAGGGCTGAAATAAAAGAACGGTTCAGCCTTTCCCGTTGTCTTACACCACATGGGCAGTGAGTCCATTAAGACATCACACGGGGGTACTGAACCGCTGTTATTTAAAGTATGAGCATAAAAAAAGCCCGCTTTATTTTGGCGAGCATCGTGCCGCCCATGTGTATGTAAGACATTGCAAACATACAAAATATTTTCTGAATAGCAAAAAAGAGATTGGCCTACGCTATTTGCCAGCACATTGCAATCCTCGTTCCTGCGGTTGCAAAGAGCTGCCAAAGCCACCGCACCCCGACCCTTCAAAATATTGAAACTACTTTTCTGCATTTAATTAAGTTTTGTGATTATTGACCGCACCAGACAGGTAACAGCAGGTATAAATCAGCCTGCCGCAGGCGCAACACAGGCCGCTTCATACCTGCATCCCGTTATAAAACAATTTTCCTCCACCACTTTCCGCACGTTCTGCATTGTATTTTTCCATTTTTGCTGTCAAAATATTTATCGTTGCCACATTTAGGGCAAACCGATTTTATAACAGCAGGTTGAGTTAATTGCCCATCGCACGTTGAAAGTCCGTTCGCTAAGTTTTCAATATTACATAGAGTATTAAATACACTTGCAATATGGTTTTTAGTAATCTGGTCATTAGTGTCTGCTTTCCACCTTTTTAAATAGTTTTTGGCAGATTCAATTTTTTTAATCATTTCATTTTTCATAATCGCTCACTATTTAATATTTGTTATTTATTTACTCCATTGAACTGCGGTAGTATTTGGAACAGGCAACTAACCAAACCTGCGGGCCGTTATGCATCAGCTTTACCGAAATTATCCAATACCGGTTTTTTAAAATGGTAATTTATTTTCTGGAATTAGAGTGGTTTGTGGTTCTGATTGAATGTGGTTGCCGTTTACGTGATGTTTGTCAAGGTGGTTTATCATGTTGTCGGGTTCGTCGTTGTCTGCTGGTTCGTTGGGTAGGGTGTCACCAAATACGCCACGAATGAGGTTTATGTTTAGCTTTTTGTAGTCGAAGCAGTATGCGCTGGTGTTGGTTTTTGATTCTACGATCTTGCCTTCCGCGCTGTTGTATTCTTTGTAAACGAATTTTACACTTGGACTTACGCCCAGGAATGATTTTGAGTTTTTGAGATAGTAGCTGAGGGTGTCGTTTGGCAGTGGCTTTATGCCTGTGCGCCTGGCATTTTCGGCGTATAGCTTGCTGATGGTTGAAAATTTGAGCCTGAGCACGTATCTTCCACTTCCTAATTCGCGGTTGCCGGTGGTGGTCCTGAGTTTGTCTAGCCAGGTTACCCGGAAATGCCAACCGTCTATGAGAATGTTTTCATCATACATGGCTTCTATCATTTCCCAGAATTGTCCAATTTCGTTGGATTTGCTTACTTGCTCATTCTGCTGTTTGATGCCCTGTATGATGATTGGGCGGATGTCGGCATAACCGAAGCCGAAGTTTACCTTGTTTTGAAGGGTGCGCAAGGCAGCGGCCACAGTGCACCAGGAGCGAAGCATACGATCTTCGATGGCATCGTCGCGAAGCTCGTCGGATATATCGGACATAATATAGTCGCTGTTTGCCCAGAACTCTTTTTCAAAGTATTTGCGGTGAGAGAGTATTTCGGCTGTAAGGTGGCTGAGGCCGGCACTTTCAGTTTTCTTTAGTTTGTCGTATAGTTTTTTTTCTGCATCGTTGTATTCGGCTTTGTGGAATTGCAGGAAGAGCAGGCGGGTGAACAGTGCAACGTCGGCGGTGGGCATTTCCTGACCGGTTAGCAGTAGGGTAGCGTTTACAAGGGTGGTTTCTTTACGCTTGTCAACGTTAAGGCGGTTGCGGCCAATGGCATCATATATTGATTTCAGGGTTTCAATGAGCGCATAATCAATGTTATTTTTGTATTCATCTACCCATGCAAAGGCGTTGCTGAACTGCTGCATGTGTTCGGCAAGTCCGGCTTTGGTACCGTTGTGGATGTTGTATGGGGTTTGTTGTTCGCCAAAAAGGCAGCTCAGGCTCATGGCCATCTGGCTTTTTCCAGTTCCTTTAGGACCAAAGAGGTTGAGTATGGGGAAGTTCTTGTTTAGAAAAAGGATGTAATCCCGGAATATGGTGGCTACCCAGAAGCATATTCCAATGCGGGCATTGGTTCCGAAAACGTCGGCAAACTGATCAGCCCACTGGAGCATGGTTATCTCGCGCTGTTTGTACTGAAATTTTCGTTCACCAATAAAAACGCTTTTATCGTTTATGTGTATGGATGAATATGCCGGTATGAAGTAGTTTGTTTTGTTGAATTCTACGATTCCGTATTCGTCAATTTCCTGAAAACCATCTTCGGTGGTTATGCCATTGCTCCAGGCAAAGAAACCCTCTTTTTGCCAGCCCAGTACGCGGATTTCGGTACAGGTGCGGGTTTCTTCGTATAGTTTAGCTTTGATGCGTGTAAATTGGGTGTCGGTACCTGAAAATATGAAGTTTCCGCGGCCCTCTATGTTGCGTCGGAAAGCCTGAATTGAGGTCATTTCCTGCATATCGAGACCAACGACCATGCGGAATCCCCTGAAGTTAACCACGTCGTACACGCGGCGACTGTCCTGGCCTTCGATGTGGAAAACGGGTTTCATTACAAAGTTGCTCACTTCATCAACGCCATCTTTGGTACGCACATAGTAGCTGTTGTGGTTTTCGTAAAAGCCCCAGCGTTCAAAATCGCGGGCATCTACGCCAGTGGGGAGGCTATCGTCTTTTTCAATTACAATGTTACTTTGGTCAAGGTCTTTAAGTCGGTCGGTGAATAGCTTGGCCTTCACCTTATGGGCAGTAACCATTGCATCAATGTATATTTTGCGGGTGGGTTCGTCGTATTGCTGTATGAAACCGCATAATTCTTTAATGGCTTCATTCTTCCGGCCGGGATCGTGTCCTATTTTTTCGAGCAGTGCTTTTGCGCGCAGCAATATCCAGTCCTGGCGGTTGGTGGCTATCCATTCTTTGTATTGCTCCTCTGTGGTGAAAAAGGTGTCGGGATCCTCTTTTTCGGGAAGCACGGCACAGTAGGTCATTAGTCCCATTTCCACAGCCATGCGCCCGGTGCGGTTCATTGATTTTTGTCCGGCAGCATCGCCATCAGTTATGATTGTGATGCTGTTGGTGAGCTGCTTTATGATTTTTAGTTGCTCTTCGGTTACGGCAGTGCCGCAGGGTGCTACGGTTGAATCGGCGCCTACCTGGTGCATGCGTATGGCGTCGGGGTTGCCTTCTACCAGTACGGCGCCATCGTTACGCATTGCGCGCGCGGCAAGGTGTATGCCGTATAGTTGATGGGATTTCAGGTAAACGGCAGTATCGGGACTGTTTATGTATTTGGCATTGTCTTTATCGTTGTCAACCTGCCTGGCACTGAATCCGGTGATGCGTCCTGTTTTGTTGAATACCGGAAACATAAGGCGGTTGCGGAAGTAGTCGTATATTTTATTGTTCTTTTCTGACTGTTTGATCAGCCCTGAGGTGAGCAGAAATTCTTCGAGGTAACCGGCTGCCCTGGCATGTTGGTAGAAGTTTGCCCAGCCATCTGGCGCAAAACCAAGTCGCCACAGGCTTATGTTATCGGTGCCGAAACGTTCGGTGGCTTCTTTGAGCCTGGGGGCAGTTTGCTGAAGCTGCTGTTGATAGTAGGCGGCTGCAAATTCATTAACGGCAAAGAGCTGTTCGCGCATGGCTGCTTTTTTATCGGCATCGGGGTCTGGTGCTGTTTCCTGTATCTGGATGTTGACTTTTGTGGCCAGGAATTTAGCAGCTTCGGGGAAAGTCATGCCTTTGTCCCTCATTACAAAGGCAATGACGTCTCCACCGGTGCTGCACCCGTAACAGTGCCATATTCCCTTGTGGGGCGATACGGTAAAGCTGGGTGTTTTTTCGTTGTGAAATGGGCACAATCCTTTGAGTATGCTTCCGGCCGGTTTTAGTTTTACGGTTTCACCGATAACTTCTTCGATACGGATGCTTTGTATTATTTTATCAATAGTTGAGTGAGGGATCATTTTTGGTGAGGGATTTTTGATGATTGATGTGCTTGTTTAAGTTTTTTGATGAAAAGTAAAATAATGGTTTGTGTTATTTTAGGTTTGTGATTTATAACAGCCTTTTGAAATATACTTTTTGAAAAAGCAGCAGTTTTCGGTTCTTTTTATTTAGTGGCCAAATTCTGAGGTATTGTTTCATAAGGTTTATGGCTACTCTGTGCTGAGCTAAGGTCTGGCAGCTTTTTAAAGTTCTTATCACTTTTTGGTAAGCGGCTCTTTCGGTTGGGAGAGGGGGCATGGCTTTTGGTTATTAGTTATTGGTGATTAGTGATTGGTTCCAGTTCTACCGGTTTGCCGGTTTTACTTAACACTTCAAAACTGACTACCCACACCCATGGGTTTTTGTTCCAGGAAGCATCGCCATTGATGTTGAGCCAAATGGATGTGAAGCCATTGCGGTAGGATTGTGTGTCTTCGATTACACCTCTCCAAAGTTGATATTCGGCACCTTCAGCTTTTGCATCTTCTTCGGTGATGTCGCGCAGCCGCTCAATACGTATATCAGTTACGCGCAGCCATATGCGTGCAGCGGCTTTTGGCATGTGGATGGATGGAGTCCATGGCGCTGCCCAGTCGTTACCATCGGCTTTATAAACATTGAAATATCCTTCTTCATCTTGAATCATAACTTCTGTCCAGGTTTCTCTCACCCAAAGGAGATCACCCGGCTTTCCGTATCGGCATTTTACTTCGATAATATCTTCGTTTGCTGGGCTAAAGTTATCCATAGGTGCAAAAGTGTAACGCCCTGTTGAGTGAAGTACAAGTGATTGAAAGTAGTAATCATCCGGGTTTTTGTTTATTTTATCTAAGCCGGTAACGCGGCGTGTCATGGTTTTGGTGTCGTTTGAAAGACTTTGAACCATTGGTGTACTGAAAAGGATGGGGTGTTCTTTCATGGGGTATTTGTTAAGCGTTTACAAATGTTTAAAAATGCAAGTTTGTGTTGATATGTATGAGTTATAGGGCATTTTACCACGACACCCTAAGAAAATCACCTTGACGTTGGTCTAAAGTTTCTTTAACTTCAAATCCTTGTGCTTTTAACCAATTCACAACCCATTTATCATACAAGTTGCTGTCAAGTGTTGTTGTTTTTTCGCCATTTGAAGCAACCTTTTTAAGTATGCTTTTAACGTGTTCAAGTTTCGGAGAATTATGATTTTCCGACAATGTTTGCAATTCTTCTTTAAAATTCATTTCGATTAAATTAAAAACGCCCTATAACATACGCTATACAAAAGCAGGGCGAAGTGCTAAAGTGAGCGTTTGTGCATCTGTTTATCATTTGTAGTAGGCTGAAAGGGAGTGCATCTTAAACCCTCTGCCTTCGTATAGCTGCATCACGTTAGCGTTCATTATAGAAACGCCAACCGATACCCCATTTACCCCACGTTAATTCGATAGCAAAGCCAGTTTCAACTTTATAACCTGAATAAATAATTTGAATAGTAGGAATAATTTTAAAGCAATTAACATAAGCCCCTGCCTTGAATTGCACTTTGATTGTTGATAAAAAATAACGAAACGCTAATAATGTATTTACGCCATTGGCGGTTCCGTCCTCGCTTGATATTTTTTCGGTTTTCATATATTCGTTTTTACGTTTAAAATTCGTGCTTAATAATCGCCAACAGGCGCAAATACTCAACGTTAGCGGAGATGCTAAAAGAAGTACCGTACTTCATTCCAAAATCCTCCTTTATTTGTTGCGTATGAATTTCCGACAGTCAAATTTTCAGACCTTAGAAATACGCCTTGCTTCTCAAATTCTTTCAGTGTTTGTAACCAAATACGAAATATCTTCATAGTCCTATCGGTTGAGCCACAAGAAGCACGATAACCGAAAACAAAAGACTTTTCTTTGTTTAGCTTTTCAATACCTTCAATAATTTCATTGTGCATTGAGCTTATCAAATTTGCTTTTTGGTTTAGCTTTAAAATTTTATCGGTAATATCAATGAAGTCTTTTGATTTTAGAAGTCTTTTTTCTAAGTCCAAATCAACCCAATAGCAATCCCAGAACACATAAGGGTTTCCGTTTTCGGCATTGAAAGCAATAGTTTTTGTACTCATTGGAATATCGTAACCATTTTTGAAAGTGATTGTATCGCCAATCTTGAGATTATACTTTTCATTCTTGCTTGTAAACTCGTCTGCGTTTACCTCTAACCAATTATTCATTCTATCAATCGTGCTTTCGTGAAGCGGTTTTGAAAGTAAATTAAAAGCACCATCCGCTAACATCGGTTTTGCAATAGTGGGGTTTTCTGCTATATTCATATTTTCGGTTTTAAATTAAATTTAGTGGCGGGTTGAACATTTCGGCTTCGATTTCCCCACCATCGCAAAGCTGAGAGCCGTTATGCAACAATCAGTTTCTTTTGCGAGGCAATGGCCGCAACGCTGGCTTCTATAATCCGCTGAGCGGTGGTGGTTTCAACGGCGTTGCCGATGAATTTCTTTTGCTGATTTTGTGGGCCAAGCAATATGTAATCTTCGGGGAAACCCATAATCAGTTTCAATTCTTTTATCCGGAGCATTCTCATTTTAATGTCGCAAATGCCATATTCAGCCATGAAAAGCTTAATCTTCACGGTCCATTCGCAATCATTTTTGCTGATGGTGATTACTGATTTGCCTGTGATGGTTGACATCAGGTAAGGAGGCATTTTGTCCATGCGCGCTATAAGCGTGAAGCATGGAGCATTGATTGATCCACCTTTGCTGGTCCATTGTGGGTTTACCAGGTAGTGTTGTTTCCGGCAGGCCAGAATGGTTGGCGCAGGATCTTCCAGGCTGCGGGATGGGTTCCTGAAGCTTTGGTCAACCATAAACGGCAGGGGAGTGACCAGGTTGGATTTGGGCTCAGATAGTAAAGTACCAATAGGTTGGTTTATAGAGCTTGGTTTGCTTCGTCCGAAGGTTCTGTCTATAAATGCCTGTGGTTTTATAAATGCCAGGCGGTCGCGGGTGGTAAGTGTGCTTGCCGGGCCATTTATTGAAACGCTGCTGCCTTTGCCATGGTACTGAACCATAAATGCCTGAACCACGGCGATCCTGTCTTGGGTGGTGATGGTTGGTGATGGGTTGTTTATGTCGGCAATGCCATGTTTTACACTTCCTTTCTTCGATGTACTGTTGTACTTCTGCAGGAAACTGCATTTTACAACTGCGTGGCTGTCAACGGTAGTGATTGCTCCGCATGGACCATCAATGGAGATGTTTTTGTGTTCCGGGTGGCCGGAGTAATATTTTGATAGGAAGGTATCGTTTCCATCGCCTACATGTTTTACAAGGCCGTGAAATATCCGCTCTTTGGTGCGCGGGCTGAGCTCTTTTTTGCGTGTAAATATGCTGTTGCCTTCATCCTTCAGATCGAGGACTTCTTTAACGGCTTTGTGCTTTTTGAAGCTGTTGAATACATCCTTGCGCGCCTTTTTGGCATAGGTTGCCTGTGGCCATTCAACCGCTAAACCGTGCCGGGTGAACTGGGCAAAGTATCGTTTGCGCGAAGTGTATGCGCCATGATCTGCTGAATTGATCATGCGATAGGAGTAGTTGTAGCCAAATTTTTGCACATGTGAAGTCCAGCGCAGGTAGTCCTGGCCCTCTTTCATTGAAACCGGTTTGCCTTTTTCGTCCACCGGGCCCCACGACATGAATTCTTCTACGTTTTCGATGTAGATGATATCTGGATCGAGGATCTGAATGTAGCTCATTCCGTCAACGTATTCCTGAATATCCGGATCAAAGTGCATGTATAGGCTGTATGCCAGGGTGCGGCTGTCGGCATCGCGTGAGCCTCCACCCTTTGCCTTGCTGAAATTGGTGCACTCCAGTGAAGCCCATACAGCCAGCAGAGCGTTTGGATATTGGCGCCTTGCCCGGTTCACTACGTCCAGCAGCTTCAACACATTGAGCATTTTAATATCTTCAGAAAAATGCATCACATCCGGGTGATTGGCGGCATGGCTTTGTATGGCCAGCTCGTCATGATTAACGGCCGCAATTACTTTGCAAACCTTTGAACCGTTAAATTTTGCCCGCTCAACGCCGCTGGTTACGCCACCAGCTCCGGCGAAGAGGTCAACAAATATCATTTTTATAGAGTGGTCGGGGATCATTGGATTTCTGATTTTAGATTGCGGATTTCAGATTTTAGCTAAATGCGTTCCTCAAAAACATGAGTGGTGTTTATCACACCTGCACTGTCTTTTTCTTTTCCATCACGGATAAAAAAACCATCATATTTGAATGCCTCATAATTTGATTTTGACATGTAAAATATTCCGGTTCTACCGCCGACAATTAGTTTGCATTCAACCATGTTGTATGTTTCATCAACTCCGTTAACATCAATTTGTAATTTTCTATTTTTCATGGTATTAGATTTTAAAATGAGAGTTTATTAAATTCGAAATGAATTATTAAAATGAATACGTGAATGTTGCACAGCCGTTGGTGGCAGTTCGTTTTACCAGTACCGGCGCGTCGAAGTGATACGTTTCATACAGCCAGGTATTATAGCTGAGTGGGATCCAGCAATTGCATCCGGTTTTTGATACAATGAAGCTTGCTTCTTTGTTTTCGGGCATGGTGATTGACGCGCTACTGCATAGCCATTTGTGTTTGTTTTTTACAAATACATAGGCGATTGTTGTCTCACCTTTCTGATATTCGAGGTAGTCGGCTTCAGTTCGGGTTCGTTTGTAGTCGCGGCATGTGCGCATTTCGGCAATTACCGTGGCTTTCCTCACTGATAGCATGAGCGGCTGCGCTTTGAGCGTGGCTATGCTTAGGAGGATGATGAGGGTTATGAGGGGTTTCATTGGATTGCGGATTTTAGATTTCAGATTTTAGATTTCAGAATTTACTTAGTAGGGCAAATCATCTTCCGGTTGTGTTGGTGTAGATGAAGTGTCGATAGAGTTATCGGTGGTTTGTGGACTTGCCTGGCTCCAGTCGATCATGCTTCCGAAAATGGGCATGTTGTCTTGTTGCTCTTTGGTCATTGCTTCGCGTACTTCCTTAGTGAAGCTTTGTTTGATGATGTGGGTGTCGCGGCTATCGGTGTTTTTGTTCCTGATTGGGAAGCCTACAAGGTCAATGTACATCCCTTTTGTTCCTTTAAAGATGTTGTTTTTCTCGAATGGAATGAAGATACCTTCGACCGGATTGCCGTTTTTGCCTTTCATGCTGGTGATTACGTGTACGAAGGCTGAGAGATTCATTTTAATTGATGCGTTTTCCATGGTGTAAAGATTTGAGGATTTGAGAATTTGAGAATTATTGTGTTAAATGAGTTCTATTCTGAAGCAGCGTTTTTCTAAAAGGTGTTCACATTCTCGCCAGCTAATCAGGTATTGGTTAGCCGCCTCGGCAGCTTTTTTATCATCAAGTTCTGGGGAATGCGTGTACCAGATGTTGTAGCGTTCTTCTGTGCACTTTTTAGCATTTTCAGGTATGCTGTCAATTTTTTCAAATGAGTGAAAGCTAAAGGTGTGAAATGGCGTAATAAGTTTTTCATTTTCAAGGTATTTTACTTCTGCATAAAAAGTAAAATTTTTCCCATCTGATACTTTTACGATATCACCAATATTCAGTTTATTCCCTGAACGGTCGTATAGGCTTAGTTTGAACATGCCAGGTTTGTTTTATGTGTTTGCGATTTGTTGCATGGCCGAAAGTCTGCTTTCAGCGGTGTCGAAGCTGTTGTTGTTTGGATGCGGGAGTATGTGTTTGAGTAGATTTTGAGAGGATGCGATGTAGCTGGCCACTACTTTTGTGGACCTTTCTTCGGCAATTATATCGCCTCCTTTTACACAGCGTTGCAGGGAGTTTAGGCGGGCTTGTTCGTTATAATACCCCATGTGAGGGGTTCTCTCAAATATGATGCGGCTGGCTTTTACGTATTTGTTATACATGCGGCTGAGCCAGTCGCGCCTCATGGTGTCGATGTAATAGGTTGCTTTCTCAGGGCAATCGAAGCCGCGTTCATCTACTTCTGGTAGATTGCCAAGATTGTACCGGATAATTATCCTTGTAAGTCCGGTCGCAGGGTCTGTTTTAAACTGGTCAACTTCAAATTCAAAGTTCATGGCTGAGGGTTAAAAGGGTTATTATTTAATTTGTGAAAAGAGCGTTTCAATTACCTTTTTAAAAACTAAGCTGTGAGTGCCCGGCATATTTTGTAGATAGTACAGTGAATTGATTAACTCGACAATTTCTATTCTGGTAAGAAATAGCTTTGTTGGAATTAATTCTTCGTCGTTTTCATTAAAGAAAATATCGCATCCATCCGTGTTTTTCACGTAGCGAACATTATCATAAGGAGGTGTATCTTCCATAGTGGTGGGTTTAAAATGGTAAAACTGGGTATATTTCACTTTTTTGCAAAGGCACTGCATTGCCTTCCTGATCTTCAACGATTACGTTGTGTTCAAATATGGCTACAATGTTTCCAATGTGCTTTTCTTCGCCTTTATAGAAGAGGCATAGGTCATGAATTACCATGGTCTCCTGGAATTCTTTGTATAACCTGTTTCTTCTTACCAGCCACGTGCAGAAAAATGATGTTAGCGTGAAGCCAATTGCGAGAATGATATTGGTTACCATAGCTCAGGAAGTTTTACGGTTTCGGAATAGTTTAACAGGTGCTCAGAGATCATTATCCTGAAGTTGTAATAGAATTGTCGTTCGGTTACAAGTTTTGTTACTTCAATGGTAATCTCTGAAAGGGGCGTTTTGCCATGTGGTTCAAGCTTTTGGTTTATTTCTTTAAGCTTGTTTCTTACGACTGTGTGTAAGTTGGTGAGATCTTCATAGCTCAACTCTTTGAGGGTAATTACATTCATTTATGGTTTTTTTGTGGCCTGGGGAGGCGGGGTTAATATTAGATTGCAGATTTTGGTTATAGTTAATTATCCCATTGTTGTCCCGTGAAGTATTTTTCGCGTGCTGCACCAGGAATGTACATTCCAAAAGCGGCAATTTGCTGGAATAAGTCATTTGTTATTTCTGTGCTGCTTGAAAAAGATATGAATCCAGTTGTTTTGGTTGTGTTGGCATAAGTTGCTCTTACAAAGCCTAAGCTGTTGGCTTGCCACAGAACGGCAATTTCTTTTGGTTGTCCTTTTTGGTCGTACTTTATGCGTACTTCAATTATTTTGTTTGCCATGGTATTTGAGGGTTAAGCTGTTTCAGATATAAGTGAAGCTGATCCGCAGAATACTTGTTTGTATTCGCGACTTATGTTTTTGAAGGTGTTGAGGAAAGCGTAGAAGCCTTCTTCCGGGCTCCAATAGTCGTGTGCCGGCATGGAGTTAAGGTGCATGGCAGAAACGGTGCGTATCTGTTGCCTTGCGCCTTTGTTGTCGTGGTGGAATGCCTCGAATTCTATGTTAAGGGCCATGTTGTCGTATTCGGCAATGTTATCAAAATCGACTGGGTTTAACATGAATCGGTCGCAAACGGCCTGTTCGATGCGTTTTTCTATGTCGTTAAAAGCCTGAGCCAACAGTTTTTTTAATGGCCGGATAATATCGCCGGTGTAGGCTTCGGGTGCATCGTGCAACAAAGCTGCTAAAGAGAGTGCCGGTGGGGCCAGCCAGGCAACCATGCAACTGTGCTGAGCTACACTATAGAACTCAGGTATGTTGCCATTCCACCGGCACATTTTACTTAAAGCGCCTGCAATGTCTTCAATATCGACCATGGCCGCGGTCGGGTTTTCCAGGCTGAACAGCTTTCCGGTACCGGTAAGTATGTGGCCGGAACGGATTTCTTTCAGGGCAGGGATGGCAGGTTTCATGCAATACCCCTTTCTTTTGCAAAAGTGGCAATGTCAACCCGTGTACGCCCTTCAATTTTTTGTTGAATATTGACCAGGTGATTGGCCACGGTGTTTTCGGAGATACCCAGCTCACCGGCAATTTCTTTGTTCAATTTTCCGGCAGCAATGAGAATAACTACCTGTAATTGCCGGAAAGAGATAATTCCTTTTTGGGTAACCAGCTCTTTGCAACGCAGTCCCTCATACATGCACCGTCCGCGAATACCGCAATCGTAATATTCTGAAACATCGGTGCATTCACCTTCAGAAACATCAGGCAAATGATTGCATCCGCCAAATCGGCAAATGCCATATACCCTTAAAATGTCCTCCGTTGGGGTGTGGGTAAGCGTTTCCAAAGCGGCCTCGTCGTTATCCAATTCATTTTGTAGAAATGTGATGTGCTCCTCTGGCATGTGAGGGAACTCATATCTTATTCCGCTTTGAATTGAGAATAATTTGTTTCCTTTTGCAAAGAATTCTATGTTGTTGTCGATGAGGCCGGCTGGTATCATGCTTTCGAATTGTTAAGTTCTTTTTGCAATAAATCAAGTTTAATTGAATTGCTGTTTTTCTTTTTTTGTTCTTCAACAGCAAGCCGGTAAGCTTCCGTTAAAATACCCTTGTTATCTTCCCGGAGGCCGCGCAGCACGTGGTCTATGAGTGATTCGCTGGCGCCGGTACTTTCAAAAATAGTTTTACGGTAGCCGCGAGGCAGGTATTTTTTAAGCTTCTGGTAGTGAGACTTTTGGGCTATTTTTTTCATGTAGTTAATTTTCACTATTGACAAGTGGGGTTAACAATGTGTAAATTTGTGTAACATTGTGTAAGAAAGTACAAAGATAGTAAAACAAACTTTATAAAGTCAAGTAAATTTGAATTTAATTTCAAAGAAACTTGATATTTATAACGTGTCTAAATAAAATGAACATGCAATCAACATTCACTCAGCGTTTTAATCGACTAATAGATTATTACAAAACATCTCAAACTAAAATTGCAGTGGGTGCAGGAATTACCAAACAGACCATCAATAACCTGAAAAAAGGTTCGCCGCCACGTTATGATCAGATGTACAAGCTGTTGACTTACTTTAAGGAAGTGGATGCAAACTGGTTGATTCTTGGAGAAGGAACAATGTTGAAATCAGGTGTGAATGAAGGGTTAGTCTCAGAACCTTTCGAAAGGTATAATAGCTCAGAAAGCAAAGCAGACTTCGATCTCATGAGACGGATGGTTGATGATTTATTGATTCAAGTGAAAGAGCTGCGCGCTGAAAATTCAGCATTAAAGGGTGAAGAAAGACAAAGTGCTACGGGCACCTGAAATTGATTTACCGGAAAGGTAAATATTGAATATTGATTTTAAAAATGCAGGTAGGATAAATACGTAATTTTTAACAACTAACAAAAAGCCACAGAGAAAATAGAAGCACCGAAAACATAGGATTGACGCGGGGAATAGAGCGTGGGAGAAACCCCATATTCCACCCACTCACATTGTATGTAACTGAAATTCAGTTATATATAATGTGATTAACAAAGAAAACATCCTCTGCATTCTCTGTTCTGTTTTTTGTGGCCTGGGGAGGCGCAAATATGAACATCGAAATGATTAAAAAAGAGGTCATTCTTCCTAAGCTTAACGACGCTGCCGGAAATATTAATGGCAATTGGTTCGTCTATTACTCCGTTTTTGATCCTGCCAAAGGCAAAATGAAAGCCTTTAGAATTTATGACGGGTTTAAAAAACTCAATACCGAAGCGGAGCGGTATAAGCACGCAACTAAGCTTATTCGTAAATGGAAGTTAAAGCTGCTCAAAGGCTGGAATCCATTTTTTGAGCAGGATAAGGTGAAATATGCCAGCCTTATAAGGTATGAGACGGATGCCAGGCGCGGGCAGCATGTGATTGACAGTACCCGGAACTTTGAGTATTATTCGAGCAGGTATCTTCATTTTGTGAAGAATATCATAAAGCGCGAGCCTTCTACCTATACCTCTTATAAAAGTAAGCTGCGGATTTTTGGACAGTTCTTGTCAAAAAAAGGCATTGATAAGGTAAATGTCCGCTTTTATAACCAGGATACCATCAAGGATTTTAATGAGTACCTCATAAAAGAGCGGGGGTTGGATGGCAAATCGCTCAATGATTATAATGAAACGCTGAACCGTTTCTGGAAGCACCTTATTAATGAAGAAAAGAGCCTCACCCATAACCCGGTAACGGGTATAAGAAGGTATAAGGAAACGCCGGTGCATCACCTTGCCTTCAATCTGCATCAGATTAATATGCTTCGCAATGCCATTGAGCCGGTAAATCCTATTGTATGGCTTAAGCTAAAGATGCTCTACAGCACTTTATTGCGTCCGAATGAGCTTCGTTTAATACAGATGAAGCACTTTTCGTGGAGCGATGGTACCATAAGGCTTCCGGCCAATATTGCCAAAAACGACCGGGCGCGGATGATCACTATTCCCGATCATCTATATACCGAACTTATTATGAAGGGATATGATAAGTATCCGGACGAATTCTATTTCTCTACTTCGGGCAGTGAACCGGGTCCGAAGCATGCAAGTAAAAACTTTCTATACAATAAATTCAAGCATTACCTGGTAACGCTGAATTTTCAGAAAGGCTATACCTTATATAGCTGGAAGCATACCGGCGTGCAGATGATGAAGCGCAGCGGCATTGACAATATGTATATAAAAGCACAGCTTGGCCATGCGTCGTATGATCAGATGCTTCCTTATATTGAGGAGATGATGACGCAGGGCAACGATGATATCAGGCACAAAGCACCGGCTTTGTAAAAGCAGCTTGTTTATGAACTGATGACGCCAATAACGGCTGCAATCATGCTGAGAATGGTTATAACTACAAAAAATGTGAGGTAATTATAGATAGTATTCAGGCGCTTTACGATGAACATTTTATATGCCGCTTCAACTTCATCGTTAAACTGAGCTTTTGCCTTTTGCTTGAAAACATGTTCTGTATCAGCTTCATTTGATGTGTAAAATTGCTGCATGTTTTCATTAAGATTACTAATGTTTTCGGCATTTGGCGATAGTAAAAAGAATGAGAGCACCGGCTGAAGATACATTTTAAGGTAACTTTTGTTTTTCATAACGTACTTTTTAGGGGGTGAATACCTGCGAAAAGTACTAATTAAATCTATATCTGCAAATTGTTTTTTGTGATAGGGATTGAAGCGGCATCCTTTTGTTGAGTATAATTATGCCCGGCAAAAGATATAGCGGAAAGCCCGGCATCTGCGCTTTTCAGCAGTTGATCGCCCAAAATATAACCTACCGCACGAATACATCCAGCTCAGCTACGCTTATGTTTTTTTCGCTGATGCTAAAACGTATTTCTTTGATCATAAATTTAAAGCCGGGACCGGTGTACCATTTAAGCAGGTCGATGGTTGAAAGATCATTTGGGCTCAGGTAGGCTTTGAATTTAAAGGTGCCACGAGATTTCATCATTAAAGCGATCCAGGCTTTGTAACGTTTTTCATAGAGGCCATTCGGGCCATCCCATCTGAGCGAAAGTGTATGGGTGTACGCAGGATAAGGGCTGTTGTTTTCAAAGCTTATCGGATTACCGGCATAGTCGTATATGTCGCACGAAGCAAGCGGATACAGCCTGTTAAGGTTGTCTTTTCTGAGCCCGTGAAAGTAAAGGAGGCTGTTTGAGAATTCACTTTTAAAAAAGTCGGGTAGTCCGTCAAAGTTGCCGGCCTGAGCCGTTTTAGGAATGAGCCATTTGTGCATTAATGGAGCTGAAGGCGTTCGATCGACGAAGGGATAACCATTATCCATTATGGGATTGATGTTGGTTTTTATTTCGAACACATCACCGGTATGGTTTTCGTCAATTTCTTCGTATTGAAAAAAGAAATCGTTGGTATGCTTTAACCAGGTTATTATAGCTAATTCCGGATCGTAATTGTATATCCAGTATTCTTTATTGACGGTTACATAATAACAGTCATTAATCTCCGGATCTTCAATCGGGGTAAGGTCGGCTACTGTACTAACGGATCCTTTTATGGTAAGGCCGTCCAGCGATTTAAAGTTTTCACGGATAAAATCGTCGTTGCTGGTGCTTTGTATCAGTCTGAACCCTTTGTATGCGCTGCAACTGAGTTCAGGAGTGGTGGTGATAATGCCCGGAAAAGGTTGAAAGGCTGTATCTGAGGCAATATCTTTCAGATACTTTAACCGAATTGTGCGGCTGTTTGGCCGGTAATCGAATGCAATGCCGAAAAACTTGCAAAGATTTGTGAAGTAGTCGCTTATCAGCACTTCTGGAACGTGATCTTTCAGGTTGATGCCGGGCACAGGCGATATAAGGTCGTTGCTGATAAAGTTATTTTCCGCATACGCGTTGAATATAACAAGCTGACGCATGTCGATGTCTTTAAAAACATTGTTTTCTACGGAAATGTCAAAGGTTTCAAAAACCCTGGTCATCACATAGGCCAGATAAGGGAAGGGAACAAAGAGGTTGTAGGCAACAAAGTAGTCATCATTGGCATAACCAGACAGCAACATCCTGAATTTATTGTCAACGTAATAGTTCTGTACGGTAAAATAGTTGCTGTAAATCTCCTTTGCGCTTACATGGTCAACCTGATAGGTGTCATCGTCAATATTATCAAACATTTTATTGTTTTCGAGCGGGAAGCAGGCATAATCGCTGTGCGGATAGAGCTGCAGGCCATCTGTTGCAAGGGCAATGTTCGACAACATTATTTCAATGTTGGATGATTGCAACATTGTAAAAAATACGAATTGGTGTAATCCGGGTACTATGGTAGATTTGAGATAAATGTCCCAGGTTATTTCATCGCCTGTTGTTACCGCTACGTCAACCGTGCGGATTCCGGTTTCTATAAAATTAGGCGTAAAAAAGGAAACACCATTTTTATACACCCTGAGCCAGTTCATTTCTGTGAGCACATCCTGAACAACAATCTCAAATTTTATAGAAATTGTACCGGTTATTAATGAAATAAATTTTTGTCCAGAAACTTGTAACTCATCATAATGATTTACTGAAATAACGGAAAATATTGGTACAAAAGTGTGATAAAACGGACCGAAATTAATTTCAACAATATGAACATCATCAGCCATTTCTGCCTTAGCCCTGATTGGCTCCTCGGGGTCGTTGCGGATACCACCAAGATCGAGTTCATTTAGCTTCTTACTTTTAAAGAGCATGGCCAGGTCGCTGTTATCTATTGGGCAGCTTACCTCATATTCATCTTCGGAGGTGCTTACCACATTTGCGGTACCCGCATATCGCAACAGCCCAAAAGTAAGCAGCAATGGCTTGCTTATAGAATTGCTGCCCAACCGTCCGGGGCGGTGGAAGTAACCCATCTCTTTTTTCATTGCCGGAGTGGCCGGTAACTGAAAATTAAAAATAAAAGATCCCTTACCCTCACTAAAAACGGGGGAGCGAAGTACAACCGGTATTTCAAGGCCGTTGGTTTCGGCCCAGGTGTCACCTATTTTAATTTTCAGCATTTTTGTGAGGGTTTAATTCATCAAGTTCCTTTTTTGCTTCGCAGTTGCTATGAGAAACAAGGATTAAAGCGTATGACAGCAAAAAAATGAAGGCAATAAACAGCAGTAGTATGGTAATTAATATTGAGGCGAAGTCTATTTCCATTGCAACAGGTTTTATTTATGCAATTTTATAGCATTTATGTGTTGTGTAAAAGGACACTTACACTATACCCTGAACCATCACATATGACTTTGAAGACATACCGGTATTGCTCCTTATTATTTCGCGACGAAAGAGCATCCAGCTTTCAATGTAGTGTCTCACTTGTTTCATCGTCGTTTTCTTTTAGGTACTCGTCAAGTTCATTGTTCCATTTTGTAATAAGCCATAGACTTACCAACAATATTACAAATAGTAACAGGAATAAACCACAGACTACTGCTATAAGCATTTCATAATCTTCCATGCTTATCATCTTTAATTCTGTGCAGTAATATAATAAATGGAATTGAAACCGCAAAAATAATTCCGGGTATCAAAACAAAGAAAATAAGTGCCGCTATCATGATTTCAGAACTAAAAGTATGTGTGCATTTGAACATTTTTAAACAGCAACCCA